TAACAGCCCGCATGATGAAATAATACCCGCAGCTATTATTTCTATTAATATGCTTTATTAAGGCCACAGTTAGAGATGTGAGCTGATAGTTTTTACCCTGGGTCACGCCAGAAAATGATAGTTTTTACCCTGGGTTTCACCAGATAAGAAGGGAACTAGTTGATTAAAATCGGGGATGTAATATATCTACATCAACTAATTCCTGTACTGAAAAAGCGTGATACTTGTTCAGCACTAACTCCACTTTGTCTTCGATGGTCACTTTGTGACGAACTATCTCGATGACATCAAATAATTCGTCACTCACGGATTCGAGGTTATCGTTATACCAAGTATGATTTCCCGCCGTGACCGAGATATCATCATAATCACTTAGTAAACTGCCAACATAAAAATCACCTTTTTCAAATCTTTTTTCCAATTCCAATTGGATAGCGACAGGGATAGGTGGAAACCCTGTAGCACCCTCACTCAAAGGCCCTCTCATTGATTCATTAATAGGTATGGTACCATAATTCCTACCTATTTTTCTTATATCAAATTTGTCATTGTATGACATATACTTCTCTAACCCTACGAAATAATTGGCCCCGCTAGTGTTTTTCAATATATAATTTATAGCACTAGTAATTACAGGGCACCCTGGGGAAGAGAAATAATAAGACAAAGCCTTTGCTCTTAAAATAGCCCGCTGGCGTGATGGTTTAACAGCCTGTTGGCTATTAACCCAAAACAAATTTTTAAGAGCTCGACCAATACTTATGTATGAATTGTCATGGAGCCATCTTTTCCTTAAGAAATCTACATCACCTGGTTTTGACCCTTTAACGTTAGAGCTAAATCCAAAACCCATGGAATTGATTAATTTAGCATCTATCTGGGTAGGTTTTGTCAAACCGTCGTCTCCTTCGACAATTAAATCTAAATGCTTACCTGATAGCTTATAACAACTAAAAGCATTTATCAGATAATTGATAAGACAATTAAATGTCGAAGTGAAATAGTCACCACTACAACGTGAACTGATAACAAACTTGCCTACGGTGCTATGCAACACCCTCCCAAATTTATTCAACTTTCGAAAATGCTCTAGAGTTCTAAACATTCTCATCTTAGTTAATAATTGGACAGCAAAATAGTCTTCTATCAGTTTAAACATATAAGAAACTGAAGACTCAAAAGCAGAATAATCAGTAACTATATGTTCTTTCTCAGTAAAATTAGCAACTTTCTCAACGAATTCTTCAGGCGTGAGATTCTTAACTTGATATTTGGAAATATAACTCTCATTCCACGTGTGGACAACTTGCACCAAAGGCGATAAAACCATTGAAAAATAATCACTCATAGTCATTATGAGTCTCGGCCTAACCCTCGTCTTACCATTGACCAATTTAGAAGAATCTTCAAATTTTACAAAACAAGAATTTTGAAAATATTTCTTGTTAGATTTGCCTTGAAGAAACTCATTATATTGATCAACTTTTGACTGGATGAATTTTCGCGACCTCTTACCTTTATTATTTTTAATGAAATTATCAACTGGATCTTCATTCGTCCACTCAGGAACCTCTGTCATACTCAGAAGTCTGTCAACTTCTTTTTGACTAAATTTGAAAAATTCTTGGACATCAACGGGTATTTTCACCATACTCCTGCCAGCCAAAGCAGCCAACAAAGAGTAGGGTTCTGTTACGCATAAATGACCCGGTCCCAATTGGCCTTGATCTGTGATCAATGAACCAAGAGGACAATAGGATACTGTTTTGCGAGGTTTGATTTTTAAGTTTTCCTCCTTAAAGACCTTAAACCCATTGTTAATTACTCCAAGATTGTTTTGTATCAATCTATTGAACCTTTTGCTGGTTATGAGGAATTCTCCTTGCATAGACGAAAAAATACTTCGACCTACGGAAACCGCAAATTGGTTTATAGCAACCATATTGAGATTACCCACGTATGAAGTATGTCCTTGGGCGTTGTAAGCTTGAGTGTAAAACACAGGATTAACCCTTTGTTTAGAACTTCGTTCAACTAACCATTTAACATACTCTATAGTGTTAGCATAGATGTTTGGTATAATTTCGTCAGTGTTAGCATAATTAGACTTCAAAACTGACAACATTGAAATAGTCAAATCAGTACCAGCATAACATTGAAGCTCCTTATAGAGTTGATTAGCTCTTACTACGGAAACTATAATGTTATATGGTCTTAAAAAATCACTAAACTCGAAAACGCACTGATCATATAATAAAATTTGAAAACTGCGTGCGAATATAGCGTAATGATCTTGAATCTCAATGTTGTCCCTCCGTTCTCTAATGGTCCTTCTGTCAATGTCACTGTTGTGATATCGATACTCAACAAATAAGAACCCTGGTTTTATTTTAACCCTAAACAACCACGAGAAAAAACCATAAACTATTAACACCATTTCATCAAGAACAAAAAACCAATCTATAACAAATATCATAATGTTTCTAAAAGTTGGGAATTCTTCTAAAAACAAACTGTCTATTATTTTGAAGGTTTGATGTAAATTCGGATAGAAATACGGTATTAAATAAAGTTGTATGACCCTTACTATAACGACTTGCAATAATGAGATGAATAGGCCATAAGCGAAAACACTCAACAAATCGGGGTTGTCATATTTCAAAAGTGGAACTTCTAAGTTTGAAAAATGCGAATTGGTGTCTACAACCATAAAAACGTGTTTAACCTCGTTTACATTCGCGTTATTCCTGTTGATCCAAGTACCATCTGGTTCAACAACAACTAAGATAATCCACTTCCAAGTTGGGTTATTCATATAATCTAGGGTTCCCACTTCCAACATATCATCATCATTTGGATCAACCATCGGTATTATAAACCGGAGGTTAAAACCTCTGTTATAAGCGTACTCTTTTAAGTACACATTTGTCCCAATTGTTGCAGGAGACCCAGAAAATTTACACATGCGTAAATATTTATCAACATCTGGTTTGTTTCCTGACGCTAAATCGATAGCGGTTAAACCACAAAAGGGCGACCCACATGGATCAAAAAGAACAGATTCATGATTAAATGTGTTAGAATTAACCTCTTCTAAATTGAAAACACATCTATTCTTCGGAAAATCTGAAGCTAGATATGTTGAACGCAATTTATGGTGATCAGCATTCCACCATCCCGCTACTTGAGGCCGTTCCGCCTCGTTAACCATTACTGGAGCAGGGATGTTGTGGGGCTGTATCATATTAACAGCCACTGGAACATTGGCGTTAACATGTCGTCTGTCACCGGGAGGGAAAGGACCAAAAAGTCTCCCGCCACCTCGTCGGGCGGCGCCAGCATTCAAGACCCGATTGCGCCTAGGAACTCTCTGAAGACCGTTGGGCAACTGTTGCTGCATGATCCCCCACATGCCGACAACAAAATCGATCTTCTCTAAATAATTTATCCTAAGTGCGAATAAGTCTTGAATGATGACATAAGTAACGTCAGCATTTATGTGTAACATAAACACTGAAGTTGTTGCGAGACATGGTAACAACGAAACCCACATCGCAAACAAATAATTCAAACCGCGAATATGATTATTAATATCAATTACCGTCATGAATAAAGAATAAAAACCCCCGAAATAGTATATTGTATCAAAAATGAATCTAACTAAAGCAGCATCATAGCGCACACCAAACGCTATGACCTTTAAACTATTTACAAAACAAGAGAAAGCCGTAGCTGCGAGGAAAACTAGGAAAATTGTTGTTGCCATATTGTGAAATGTCTTGTTTTCTTAAGGAAGTTAGCCGTTACTCAAAGCACCCTCCCGGTTCTTAACCAATCAACCTAGATATTGGATTCTAGATAACTCCCTTCAGTAAAATGAGTCTGGTACTTCTCTTGGAACGTTGTTGGAGATGCTCCTTGGTTTCCTCCAATACGCCCACGAACCAGTCACTGTAATTCAGCTACTCGACCTAATGTCTCTATCTGAATTAGTGGATCAATCAACTTAACCCTGGTGTGAAATTAAGTTGTCCTTCTCATTTTTCCTGTCGCCTATTAGTCCTACATAGAAAGATGCCCTCTTTCTTAAGCGAATGAATATAAATATATATTAATGGCTTGCTGCAGAGCCGTGATATTCTAACTAATTATTCAACTAAAATATGTACAAACCACAGTGAGGACTACACTGCCTCTAATTATAAAGAGCCCAAGGAATAGAAGCATAAGCTTGGGAAAGCTTATTCACGCCATCATTGATAGTTTTAGCAACTGAAGCAACTTCCACGGTGGTATCAACCATTTGAGAAATGCCGGTCTTCAAAGAATCAGCGAAATTCTTCTCATAAGGAACGTTGCTAGTGTTGCTAGCCGCATTAATGTCCGCCATACCCTTAACCTCAATAATTTTAGAGAGACCTATAGCATCTGCATGACTAGGAGTAACTGAATTTTGAACCAGTGATCCAATTATCTCCATGTGAGTAATAACTTCAAACTCAAAACTATTAGCCTCTGTTGAAGTGATCATGAAAGCCATAGGAATACCTCCTAAATTAGGGTTAGCTGTAGATACGGCGTTTCCACTAGAAAATGGGTAAAGAGATTTAATTACTGCTTCATTTAATGAATTAGTAGTATTTATCGCAAGAAGTTCCGAAACATCGGGATAATCGCCTTCATCCGTGTCAATAGCTGACGCAACAATAGTTGTCCAAGCTCGCGTAACTGGTCTCCTAATACACTCTCTCCAAGCTGACATATCAGTTGGCGTCGTAGCGTGCAGATTACCATGGTTGGGTAAAACCAAACCATAGATAAGGCCACCTTTATTCAACTCAGTGCCTGTATACCTAATGCGCAACCCCACAGATACGATCCTAGAGCTAAGAGCATCTTTACTAACATTACTGGGGATGAATAAAGTATGCACATATGGGTTTGCTGTATTATTCTGAACTGTTACACCTGTGGCCCCAACTGATAAGCTGGAACCCGTGTAAGCTGTGCTAGAATAATAAATGGAGGCCAAATCATTGCAAGCTGTAGGTGCTATACCAATAAATCCCACTTGAGATCCGACATGAAAGACTCCAGTTAACCTGGAATGGACTTTCCGAGAAGGACGAGCAGGAAAACTTGGAAAACAAGCACCTATAGCATTAACAGAGAATGGAGCTCCAACAGCGCAAGCGTATCTAGCTGAGCATTCAGTTAAGACTCCAATTCGGGCTGGTCTACTGGGAATCTTGGCTTTACGCGGTTGTTTCGGTCGTTTGATAAGTTTTCTCTTAGTTTGTTTTTGTTTTCGATTTGAAATCTTCTTAGGACTTGAAAAACACTATAACCAATTAGCTCAAGCAAACTAATTGGAGTGGCACAGGACTGACCATCGTCCTTGATTTATATACCGCCTGCGGCCACTAAAGGCACTCGCGGTGGTGGAGGTTTTCTCAGCCGAAGCATAAAGGTACTCCACGTGGTTGACCTTAAATATCGAATCAAGCGTCCGGAATGGTCAGTTCCGTCGTAACCATGATTCGAAGTCTATCTGTGTTTTAATTGAGCCACGACGCTCTACTCAAAAGATAGACAAATGGTAATTAATTTAGCGAGTCTTTCAACTAGCCAAACAATCGGAGTTTTGTTAGCTAGAAACAATAAGCAATTCCTATGATTAGTAAGTATAATGGTGTTCTCCGATGGTCCCCAACCCACCTCTCTTAAACCAAATACTAACCTGCGCTTATTTAAAAGAAAGCGAAGCGTCTAAGCAGCCGTAGCCAACTTGTTAATTCAAGTTTTCGAAACAACTAGGCAACCAACCTAGCGAGAAATGTTCTACCTTTCGGCCATCCGAGGATGATAACATTTCAACTCCCTAATGAAAGGCGAGATACACTCATG